CTGTTCCCGTCCATACGCTAGACAAACCATTCACAAACCGAACACCACCACCAGGAGCAGGCAACCCCGTCGACACCGACGACTCCACCCCATACGCCAACGGGTCAGGAGCCAGAAGATCAATGGCAATTGATCCGACAGAAGTCGCATCATGCAAATCAGGGACATCGATCCGGCGGATACTAACCTGGCGCGTAGTAATCCCTGACTCTTCACTCACTGACATTGTGATGAGTGCATCAGTCTGCGCCAGGCCAGTCAATGCGCGGATAGCCGCAATCGTTTCCGTATACGAGTCCGATAGATATGCGACAGTCAGAACGAACGCAGCCGACTGCCGCCAATCAGTGCCAACATCGAACGCTCCGTGTGCCTTCGGGCGTTCGGATATTTCAGCCTTACTCTCCGGCAGGCTATGCCACGCATCCAAGGATTGAAAAATCCACCCCTTGGAATCTGAACCATTAAACGTGATATCGCCTAACTGCACTGCATCAAGACTCATGATGCTCCTCCTGCCCCAGCCAGGGCGATCTGCCGCGCTACCTGATTGCCAATTACACGCCCATCAGTTTCGGCTGTATTGACTGTCACAGGCGCATTGACCACATTTCCGGGCTTCGACGTCACCAGCCCGCTTGATGTGTTCAAATACGGTGAGTAGCCGGTGCCAGCGCTGAATCCAAGCTGGTCTGTCAGTGACCCCATCTGCCGGACACTGTTGCGCACGGTTTTCATCGAGTCATCGATACCGAGAGCCATGCCCGCGCCGACCATGTAGCCTACTTGGGATCTGAACACGCGTGACGGTGAATGGATGCCGAGCACGCCCTTAGCCCAGTTGAGTACGTTATTGCCGAGTTCAGTTATCTTGTTTTTGAGCCAGGTGAATGCTCCACCGATACCGTTGATGAGGCCTTGGATGATGTTCCTGCCGACATCGAACAGCCATGTTCCAGCGCCGCTGAGCGCCCCCATGATCGTGTTCTTGATGCCGCCTATCACTCCCGCTATACGCCCAATGAATCCGCTGACAGCATTGACCATGCCGTTCCAGATGCCGGAGAAGAAGCTGCTGATTGCGCTCCACGTACTGTTCCAGGTGTTGCGTATCCCGTTGATCACGCCGCTGATAACGGCTGAGATGGTGTTGATGATCGGCGAGACAAATCCGACCATGCCATTCCATACGGAGGTGAAGAAGCCACTCACGGCACCCCACACGCTGTTCCAGGTGGATTGCACGCCAGCTATCACAGAGCCGATGACCGAACCGATGGTTTGAATGATCGGGGTAACGAACGCGATCATACCGTTCCACAATGCCGTGAAGAACCCGCTGATCGCACCCCAAACCGTGTTCCATGTAGCCTGTATCGCAGTCACCACAGTGGTGATTACGTTCTGAATTCCCGTGATAATAGGTGTGAAGAACGCGACCAGACCGTTCCACACGTTCGTGAACACCGAAACGATGCTGTTCCATATCGTCACCCAAATTGCGGCAACAACAATCAGCACGTTCGTGATGACCGTTTTGATCGTGTCGAAATGCTGGACGATGAAGTTGACCACACCGGCTATCGGGTTGATGAGCAGCAGGATCGCCTGGCCCCAACCGGATTGCAGGAACGAACCGATCCAGTTGACAGCGGTCTGGAAGATGCCCGTGATACCCGACCAGAGATTCTTGAAGAACCCGGTGACACCGTTCCACACGTTCGTGATACCGTCAGCCACGCCCTGGAAGAACCCGGTGACACCGTTCCATGCCCCCTGCACGCCCGATGCGGCGGAGTCGAATACGCCGACGATTCCAGACCAGAGATCCTGGAAGAAGCCACTGACCTTCTGCCAAGCGGACGTAAGCCACGACATGAAACCAGCCCAGATCTTCTGACCGGTCTTCGTCTTCGTGAAAAACCAGACGAGAGCAGCCACAACGGCAGTGATCCCAGCGATGACAATGCCCCACGGGCTTGCCGCCCATGCCGCCTTAAATAGTGTCTGCACGGCTATGGCGGCTTTAGTGACTGCCGACCATGCTGTGGTCGCCGCGGAGACGATTTTGAGTCCCGATGCAGATTCCTTCAGCATGGGGATGATGCCGCCGGTCTCCTTGGCGAGCTCAAACCATGCGGTCACATCCTTGGCACCCTTGGTGAATGCCGAAGCGCTTTTAGCCACGTTCCCCAGGCCTGTGGTTACCGCTGACATCCCTTTGGACGCCAGCACCACGCCGCCGATCCCGGCAGCAAGTGGTGCAAGCCAGTCGGCGTTATTGCTGACGAATGATACCGCTGCGGAGATGGCGTCAACCACGCCGGAGAGCATGTCGATCACTGTGGGAAGATTCTTGACCACAACCGATCCGAGTGAGCCGAACGCCGCTAACAGTGGTTGCAGTTGTCCAGCCGCTCCCGACAGGCTGCCCAGCAATCCTCCAACAGAGTCGGAGAAATTCAGTATGGAGTCACGCATGTTCAACAGGAAATCGACCACCGGACTGTCTTCTTCCACATTGAATGCTTTGTGGAATGCGGTGGTGAAATCCCCCTTGCCGAGCAGATCGACAACACCTTGAAACGCCTGCGACAGCCATGCGAAGAAAGCGCTGACGTTTGGTATAACGCTTTCCAAACCTGATTGGAGCGCGGCACCGACCTTCTCCATGATCGGAGCCGCCGTCGCGGTGAACCCGTCGATCAACGGTATGGCCTGGTTGAACAGGCCTCGCAGCCCGTCCAGTATCGGTGTGGCGAGCTGCTCGCCCAACCTGCTTAATGCGGCCTTCACGTTGTCCCAAGCGCCGGTGAATGTGGCTCCCGCACTCAGGGCGGCTCCGCCCATGCCTTCCTGCATGGCGTCGGCAAACGTCTGGAAATCAATCTTGCCTTTCGACACCATGGTGGAGACCTCGGCTGAGGTCTTGCCCAGGTGTTTGCCGAGCATCTGCAGCACCGGGACACCCGAGCTCATGAGCTGCAGCATGTCATCGCCCTGCAGTTTGCCGCGGGCCGCGACCGACCCGAATATGGTGCCGATATCAGTGAGGGAACGTCCTGATATCTGCGCCGTGTCAGCGACGGTCTTCAACACTTTGGTGAGCTGCCCGCCCTGCTTCACGCCGGATGCGGACAGTGATGCGGCGACTGTGGCCGCGTCACCTAGGCCGAACGCCGTGCCCTTGACCGAAGCCAGAGCATCGTTCATAATCTCGGTCACCGATGCCGAGTCGTGCCCCAGGCCCTTGAGCTTGGCCTTCGCGTTCTCGATGTTCAACGCACGGGAGAAACCGCCTTTGGCTGCCAAACCGACGATTCCCGTCGCCACAGCGCCTATCGCGCCGACACCCACCTTGCCTACAGTGGAAAACGCGCCACCGATCTTCGAGAGAATCGATGACGAGCCTTTCTTACTGCCCGAATCGGCGGCATCCGTGATCTGTCCCTCGACGGCTTTGCCAAACCCTTTTCCTGACGGCACCACCGGGACATAGACGACGCCTATCTCCTTTGCCATGAGCACACTCCCTTATGTGACTGCTCTCATGGCGGTGAGAGGACCATCATTGTTCTTCTTCGGTCAGTTCCTCGCCCCAGATCTCCTTGAAATGGCGGCGTTTGCGTTTCCACGTTTCGTCGTGCACGACCTGACGTGGGCCCTCGCGGAACAGGTCGTTCCGCTTATCGGTCCATGGACGGTAGGTTTTGTCCTTGAGTTTGCCGTCAGCGGCCATAACATCCCACTGGACCATCTCTTCCCGGCTGGGCGCATACGTCCAACCGGCAAGGGCGGCGAAACTGTGGGATGAGCGGTCGTTGAGGATCTCGCGCACCTGTCGCCACATCCGCCAGAACACGATGTTCGAACGCGCGTTGAGGTCGTTCGCCCACCTGTCCCACGTCAACGGCCGCCACTGCACATGGAGCCGTGACAGGAGGTCGTACTCTAACGCCGAACGGTGTTCCTGCCAGAGGCTGACGAGGTAAAGGCTTTTGGGTCGATGCCTGATTCGGTCGCCCACGCCTTCACGGTCGCCACCAGGTAGGCCATGGCGTTGTTGGTCTTGCGCAGTGCGTTCCAGAAGTTCGGTTTCACCGCTTGGAAGTAGGCGAGGAACGTGCTCATCGCTGCGGAGGTCTCTTCGTCGGACAGCACTGGTTTGGATTTCAGCAGCAGGATCATGGTGACCAGTTCGATGGGCAGGTCGGTGCTGTTGAGATTGGGAAGGTCGAGTTTCACGCCGTTCACGTCGAGGTGCACGTCGTCATAGACGATCTCATCATCGGGAATGTCGACTTCGACGTTCTTGTATTCAGCCATAGCGGTCTCCTTATCAATATGCATTCATGTTTGCGACGGTCAAAAAAGAGTGACCCCACGACCGCGAGACCGCCATCCAACGGTCGCAGGGAGAATTAGATACGGCGGAGGTCAGCCCTGTCAGCCAGTGGTAGCCGTGAAGTCCTTCGCGAGACCCCAGGCCTTGAACATGGTGTCCGCATCCTTGAAGAATTTGAAGGTCATGTTCGGCGTGATCTGTTCACTGTATTTCAGGGACAGGTCGTCACGGTCGGAGATCTTCGCCTTGGGAGCGTAGATCAGGATCTTGTTGTCGTCCTGGTCGATCGCGCGAACCACCACGCGCCAGTTCTTCGATGTTGATGCCTTGGTTACGGTGATGGAACCATCCGTGGCGCTCACGTCCGTGTCGAAGTACGCGGTGACACTGCGTTTGGTCAGTTCGATGCCAGGGAACTGGAACGTCCAGAAACCGGGTGCTGACTCGGAGTACACGATGTCTCCGTTATGCGCGGTGATCTCCGTATCGTCGCCTGGCTCCGGATGGAGTGTCGCCCCGTCCTCAGAAGAATAACCGAGTGGCCCCAGTCCAGCGGGAACCGTCCAATCCAATCCTGCCGGAGCGGTGAAATCCGCACTTTCATAAGGGATGAGGAACAGTTCGTATTGTTTGATGAGCGCAATGTACTTCGCTTCGTTCATGGTTTGCGCGTAGTTATCTTCGGCCATGCGGCCACCTGCCTTCCAGTAGGTAAATCGGGAAAATGAAAGACGTGTGGCGGCACGCGTGAAACAGCTATCGAACCAGCACGTTCAACAGCACAAGGGAGTAAGCGAACAGGATCTTCGATTCGTCATCCAACGCCCTCATGGGGCCACTGGAATGCTCGGAGTCAATCACCTTCGCGTAATCGGTCGATAGGATATGGGATTCGATATCAGCGGCGAGCTCCTGCGCGGCCTTCCAATCAGCGGCACCACTCTCCGACACCACATACACCGACAGGCGCAACGTCACATACTGGGTGATCGGCGTGACCAACTGGCCGGGTTCAGCCACCAGCACGCACTCCCTGTAGGGGAATTCCGTGGAAGAGCGCACTGTGGAGAACACCACATCAGGGAACGCCTTGCGCAGGTCGGGGAGCAGGAAAGATTCAACCCGGATGGGTCTGACCGTGGGGCGTCTCATAGCAGCAGCCTCCCCGTCGCCTGAGTCAGCAGACCATGCTTCGTCTCGTCGCGTTCGGGGCAGCTCATGACGGCACCGGAACGGTTCACACCATCCCTGACACTCACATCAACGCCCTTGCCTGCCGCGTCCTCGCAAGCGGATTGTATCTGCCGTTGCAGTTCCGGGCTCTTCAACACCTGCTCTCGGAACGCGGCACGGTTGATGACGAATCTCGCACGATTGGACATGTCACGCCGCCTTCACTCGCACACTCAACTGGTCGCCCTTGTATACACCGCGCAGGCTGCGCCATTCGCCGACGATGCCATCCACCGGAAGCCTATGACCGCGGACACCTATGAGATCGCTGTCGAGGATCCCGGTGGGCTCGGTGCTGCGGATGTAAACCGTGTATCCCCTGATGACGCCAAGGGATGACGTGTCCGGGGTATCGCTCAGCGTGACCGGTGCCACCACCGCCTGGAATGACTTCCACAGGGAGATGGCACCTTGGATTGGCTCGCCATCAGCATCCACACTGTTCGCAGCGCGGTACACATCGATCTGCTCGCTCATGGTGCCATCACCCATATTCTGCCGACTTTTCTTGGACGGAATCTTCTTGCCAACGCGATCCCCTCCGGGCTCAGCATGGCCTGACCGCCGACAGCCCAAGTGCCGAAGGTCCCACCGTCCGTGAGTGGACCGGTGACCTCTGTGGTCTGCGTGTAGCCTTCTCTGGCTTTGGGATTGATGCTGATGATCTTCTGGGCTTCGTCGGCAATCTGCAATCGCACGACATCGGGTACTTGTTCATACCCTGCCTTGTACGTGACCGTGGCGAAACCATCGGACCCCAATACCGGAACGCGTATCGCGTTGCCTTCCACCGTCCAGGTCAGGGGTTCAAGAGAGTCGGAAACAACGCTGATGACGTTCCTCAGCGGCGTTCTTGGGAATCTGATGAGTCCACCGTCCGCTTTCAGCCTGTGCGTATATTGGTCGACGGTGAATGTTTGCCCTGACTCGGTGCGGAACTTTTCGGAAAGGAGATCGAGCACGTGTTGGGCGCGGCTCGTTTCTTCACCCGTCAGGCTCCTGCCGATGGCTTGTGAAACGTCATCGACAGATGCCAGTGATGTAACCGTCATCGCTTGATCTCCTTCCCGTCATGTGCCCGTACTATTCGGTCGCGGTGAATACCTGGACGGCTGTCGGTCGCAGAACGCCGCCACCGTAGACATGAAGACCTCGGATGCGGTCGGCGAACTTGTTTTCACCGCGTAACGCCTCCGTCTTGGTGATCTGGCTCACGAATGCCAGTGCGGGACCATACAGGCCGATTGCCTGCGGAAGGGTGTCCTCGGCGAGGAAATCGCTGGTGACTACCGTGAATCCGAGGATCCTGCCGATTGACGCTTCACGCAGGCCATCGGAATCACCCACCTTGTCGAAGTTGGTCAGCTTAGACGCATCGGACAGGAGCTGCGCCTCGAATGCGCTGTTGATGACGAGGTACCGATCGGTCTTCGGCGCGAGAGCCTTGTTCAGCGCTCCACGCACCTTGAGGATGGAGGCGTAGGCATCCGCGTATGACGCGATGGCCGACCCCGCCAATGCGGTGCCTTTGGACACCAGAAGGTTGGTGAGGAACGTTTCGGTGTCCTCCACCAGACCGTTGGCCGCCGAAGCGGTGTAGTCGTCGAAACCGGGCTTCGATTGGATACGGTCGATATCATCCACGAAGAAGTCGAAGCTTTTCTCCTGGTCGACGAGCAAATCGATGCCAGTATCCGACAGCGAGTCCGGTGTGGTAGTGCGCCCAGCAGCCTTGTAATCCTTGACTGCGATATCCACGATTCCGGGGATATGGATTTTCGAGCCTTGGGTGAGTTCACCCTCGTAGTCTCGGTTTGCCAGTGCGGTTACCACCGACTGCTTGTGGAAATTCTCGAGAATGGATGCGCTCCAGATCTCGGGAATGAAATGAGTCAAGGCCATGATGGCCCTCCTTAACGGTTGTGTGTTGCGACGCCCATCATTTGGTCAAGTCGTCCCGCTTTCCGGGCTTCGTTGATGTCGTGTGGGGTCATGTTTTTCAGGTCATCTTGGGATAGCTGCTGCTCTCCTGAGATGGGTTCGCCACGGTTTCCCGCGTCCTGAGATGATGTGGATGCAGGTGGGGTCGCAGGAGGTGTGATGCCTCGCCATTCGAGTGCCTTGTCGGCTGAAGCTCGGATGGTGTCCTCGTCGTTTCCGGCCAGGAGTTCGACTGGGACGTTTTTCTCGAGTGCGATTCGGGCCTTCATGTTCTCCAAGCGCAGTGTTTCTGCCTCGGCTTGTGATTTGGCTGCGGCTTCCTGCGCCTTCTGCAGTTCGGTCTTGCTCTGCTCTTCGAGTTCATCGAATCGGCGGGCCTTGTCGGCGTTCGTCTTTTCGTTCTGCTCGTGCTTGCGACTCATGGCCTTCCACTTTTCAGCTTCGGCCTTCCAATCGAGATCACCTGTCTGGGGCTGCTCACCGGTTGTGCCCGTTGGCTGGTTGCCCTCGGGTTCGGGTGAGCCTCCTCCTTCCGGAGGGGTGTCGATGGTGTTGATTCTCAGGTGTGCGAACCTGTGCATGTGTGCTCCTTGTCAGGATTGTCTATAAAAAAGACACCCTGTCGGGTGTCTGAAATCTTGTGGTTCACGCGAGGCTGTGTGCCCCGGTGAAGTGTTGGTCTCGCCATGTGAGCGTCGGACCGTATTCGCCGTGTTCTCTGACGAGGATGAGTTTGCGATAATCAGGGTCGCGTCCGCTTCGATCCGATACGCCAAGTCTGTCGGCGACAGCATTATGAGCGGCTTCGAGTGTCTTCTCGTCGATGACCCAATCAGCGCCCCTGCCCTTGGGAATCGGCCCGAAGTTGCAATCGCAACCCGGGTGTATCGGCATCACGTGATCGACCTTGTAATGTTGCGTGGAAGCTATCACGCACAGTGCGCAGTTCTCCCGTCCTGTCAGTATGCGGCGGAAATAATGGGTGCCGTCCCACCGGCTCATGGTTCGTTGCCCTTGACGCACCTTCGCCAGCTGCATGTCTCCACCGATGAGCTGCAACAGCCTCAGTCCACCTGATTTTGTCGCCTGGTCGTAGGACTTGCCGTTGCTGAGTTCCGTGTACACGGTGTTGCCGGGACGTTGGTATACCGTCGCCGGGTCCACTCCTCTGGCGTCGAGGATTGACTGTTCATCCAAGGGCTCCAGTGTGGTGTCGATGCCCAAGGCCTCGGCGCACTTGATGAGGTATGCCTGTGTGAGCTGGGCGGTTTTCAGTTGGCCAGCTTGGACCCTGGGCACGATGGCGTTGACCATCTCCTTGATATTGTCATCACGATAATCGGGGAATGATGCCCAGAGGTCCTGTCCGAATTGCTCGACCATCTGCCGAACGCGATGCACCTGCTCGTCGTATGCCGAAGCCAGCGCGTCAAGGTTGCGTTGAATCTGCTCCATTGCTCACCTTCTGGTTCGGTAGCGTATTGAGAGCAAGGTTCAATTGCTCCTCCGCCCTGCGTTGCTTGTCCTGCGCGATCTGCTCGGGGGAATACCCGAGGATGTTGCGTTGGATGGTTTCCAAAGCCTCGCCTGCTGCCTTCGCCTGAGCTGCTGCCGCATACTTCTCGGTCATGCTCACAGCGTTCGGCGGTTCAAACACCACTTCAAGCGTCTGGTCACCGATATCCACGCCCTCGACCTGCAGTGCCTTGACCATGGCGACATTCAAAGCCGGGCGGAATCGTTGGATGCGATCCTTGGCTTTGAACACCAACTGTTTCTGTGGTTCTTCTGCACCGTTGGCGCTCTGGTTGGCCGAGTCGGGAAGCATGGCACTCAACGGTGTGGCTGTTTCGGCGGCGAGCTCACGCCAATCATCCTTCACCGCCGCGAGCATGTCCTGGAAGCTGGTCTGCTGAGATTCCCATATCTCCACACCGGGAGGCAGCTCCCACAACGCTCCGGGTGCAGGGGCGAACACCGACTGGTAGTCGATGTCATTGCCATCCTCGTCCTGATCCGGCAATCCTTCACTGGAAGAGGAATCGTCCTTGTCAACCTTCAAAGCACGCTGACGGAATGCCTGCATGCTCATCGTCACCAGGCGCTGCAGGATGCCCCAGTTGATGCGGTCGATCAATCCGAGTTGGGATTGGAACTCGCCTCTGCCGTCCTTGTTTTCGAGGATGACCACGGGCGGGTTCCCGTCGTACTCCTCCATCTGCAGGGTCGGCGTCCACCCGCCCTGCACACTGCGGATGAGCTTGTTGTCGGTGTACGAGTCCCTTGTGTAGGTGAGTTTCACTCCGTCCGCCCAGACCACCATGTAATCGGTTTTCAGGGAGGGCACGCGCCACACCTTCACGGCGGCCAGCGCCTTCCATGGTTGCGTAGGGTCAGGCTCGACGTAGAACTGTGCCGCATCCTCGCGGGTGACCACGGCATGACCGTCAGGCCCATTCGTCACCAGCAGGTAGCCGAACCCTGTGGTCAGAGCGTCGAACACTGAATCCGCGACGGCCACATCCATGCGATTGTCCCGCCACACTCGCTGTGCGGTGAGAACCTCTGGAGAATCGTTCGCATCGCCAATGATGATGCCATTCGGTACGATACGTTCAGCCAGAGTACTGACTACCAGCCCACCAGAGTTCGTCAAAGACTTGCGTTGGAACGCCTCCCAAGAGGCTTTCAGATTGGGCCCCATCTCCGGCAGCGGCGCATGACCGTCCGTGTATGACCTGAGGAACAGCGCCCTGTCTTTGGACCTGTCCAACTTACCGGTCAGGTAATCGACCCATTGCTGGCTGTTCATGTTTTGCACGGTTCCCCCTCTCAATACAATCGTCTCGGTTTGCGTCGCTTGGACTGCTTCGCAGCGCCCTTGCCAACGGCATCCAATCCCGCCTTGTAGGCGAACATCGAACCCCACGCGGCATCGATTTTTGAATAATCCTTATCGTCTGCAGGCTTGTCCAGCACATAACCGGATCTACGGGGCACCTTCCTGGCATTCAGCAAGTGCGCCGTCAAGCGCGGGTCACCGTCGTACGTGATCTGCTTCTGCTGGATTGCGGCAAGCAGGTCGGCAAATGCCTCGCACGTGTTGGACACGTTGCGCTGAGGCCAGCGGATAGGCTCGTTCGAGCTGATCTTGGCTTTGAGTCTGCGTGAATACTTCGCTTCCCAATCCTTGACATCACCGGCCCAGCCAGCGGAAGGATCGGCGTAGAAACCGACCACATTGTGCGTGGAGAACCACTGTTGCACGGTCTGTTCGATCTCAAGTCTCGGCGGCTGCCAGCCTTCGCCCTTGGGCCCGTCCGGCTGTTCCCATATTCCGATGGTGAACAGATGATGCTGGGTGATTGAGTATCCGATGAGCACCGTCGAATCGGCGATGCCTATCTTCCTGCCTTCTGAACCGTCGAACCCCAGTGTGATCGGCTCGTTGGTACCGACCGATTTGCCGGTGTCCGCGATCGCCCTCACCTCCGGCTGCGTGAGCCACGCATCCGAAGCGCTACTGATCTGATTGAGGAAGTCCGCGCACATCTCAGCGGGATCGCTGTCAGGATTCCAGAAGTCGTCAGCAGTACGTTCCACATCAACCCACCCAGGAGAGCACGGGGGGTCGTGTATCAGACAGCCATGCGAGTCGCCCGACGAATCACCGTACGCGATACGCAAGCCGGTAACCAATGATTTCCTGTCTGCGATGTCCGTATCCAGTGGAGCGCCACGATGGTCATAAAGAATGGTTCGGGCGGCTTCCTTCTTCACTCTGCCGAGCTTGACCTGCTCGTGGAAGCGAGCGGTGGTTTCAGCGACGGAATTCTCGCCGACCGTGTAGGCATTCGGTGTTTCGATAGTCACGCCACCGAGCTTCGTGGCATTATTGCGCAGTGTCTTAGCGAGCTTCTGCCCGCCGTTCGAAGGCAGCCACGTTTCCGTCTGATCCATGATCGCGGCCACTGCTCTCGCACCTTTGATTGCGGTAGCTGATGAAGTTCGCGTTTCGATACGTCCGCGTCGAAGGGCAACGAACGTATCCATGGCGTCCACCCCGTACTCATCCTGTGCGGGTGAACCACGCAGCATCTCCAACAACGGGTCCCAGGTATTCGCGGTCTGGTCGTCGGTGGTGGCAGTCACCTGCACCAACGGCGTTCTGCGCTCGCTCCACGGAATCCCCACGGGCTGACCCGAAGCGTCCCACCCGTCGCACAGTACCGGCCCCATCCCCTCCACGCAGGCTATCGCCGCCACGAACGGCGACTTGCCCCACCCTCTAGGGCGGGACAGCACCGCGCGATGCTTCACACGCTTACAGGTCTCCGGATCGATCTCATACAAGTCCACCAGAAAATCAATCTGCTCCTGTGTCGGCACGAACGGCTGCACATCAGGCGTATCAGGACGCAGCAAATACGATGTCATCCAATCGGCGACCAGATATCCGAGCGTGGGAAACTCCTCCAACTCGTCATAAGGTCTCCACGGCATCGCTACTCCCCCACAGAAAGTCTCCTGGCACCATTGCGTCGAGATCGCGCTGAATCGATATCGTTCGGCACTCGAGCGTCATCAGCAGCATCGGGAGCTGGTGAGAACGCGATGCGCAACCGTGCCCTGTCCTCTGGTGTTGCACCGAACTTGGCGACTCTCAACCTAAGCTCGGAGGCCTGTTTAAGGTCACCCATCCAATAAGCCGCATGGATGCGGGCGGTATCGAGAAGGAAATCCCAATCCGTCTGAGTGAAATCCACAGACAGCGGGCTATCCTTCCACATGCTCCACCAGCGACGTGTCTGCTCAGGCCAAACGAACTTCTGTGAAACCAAATCACCATCGACGCTCACCTGCACATCGAACTCGGGAAGATCCGGCTGAATGACAGATGGAGCCTCCACAACCTTCAACGGTGAACGCTCGCCATTGCTTCGAGCACGCTTGCCAGGAGCCTTCGGAGGAGGACCTATACCAGCCATTCCAAACCCCCAATCGTTTGAATATCAACGAAATTAGCGTTACAATAGAGTCATGAGAACATGCGAGGAATGCGGCAAGGAACTGCCAATCACATCCCGAACAACCAAACGATACTGCTCCACACGATGCCGAGTAGCAGCACACCGCAAAACCGACATACCGCAACAACTCACCACACAACACCGATGGGTCAACTGGGCTCTCGCCAACAATCGCAAGATCCCCATCAACCCCAACACAGGCACATACGCCTCCAGTACCGACCCAGCAACATGGAGCGACTACCAGACCGCAAAACAGCAGGGCAACAAGCTCGGCTACATGGTCGGCGCGGGCATCGGATGCATTGACCTCGATCACTGCCTGCATGACGGGCAACTCACCGAAGGCGCTTCCATCATCGTCAGCCAATACCAAGGCAACTACATCGAAATCAGTCCAAGCGGCGACGGCCTGCACATCTGGGGAACAGCCCCGGAGCAGGCAGGATTCAGACGCACATGGCAAGGCCAGCCAGTCGAGTTCTACAGCAGAGCACGCTACATCACCATCACAGGCAGAACATGGCAGAAAGGCCGGCTCCTGCCCCTCTAGGCAAAAATCCCCAGACCCGTACAAACAAAAACCGACAGCACCTTATAGTGGTGAAGGAGCCCTGGGTAGGGGGTCCCCACCGGTGGTGTCTGTGAGTCCTGGGTGTTGTGGTTTGCGTGGTTTGTTTTTGTGTTGCATGGTGGCCAGTTCTTGTTGTGCTTCGTTTCGTGTTTTCATTTTGTGGTGCCATCTGCAGAGCCATTGCAGGTTGTCTAGGCTGTGGTTGTCACCGTGTTGTATGTGGTCACAGTCTGTGCCTTTGGCTGTGCATTGTGTGCCGTTGTGGAGTCGTGCTTGGCATCGTCCGTGTGCTCGTGCTTTGACTTGTTGGCGTATGGTTTCCCAGTTGTCTGGCAGTCGTTGGCTGCGGTCTGTGTCCCAGGTCATGGTTGCTATGGGTTGATTGTGGTGTGGCTGTTGGCTGGGACGGTGATGATGCCGAAGGGTTTGATGGTGAGTTCTACTTCGATTTGTTCGAGTGGTTTTTCCCCGTTCACGGTTTGGATGGGTGGGTCGTACTTGTAGGTGCTGATCCTGGTGAGGGGGCCTTGTATGGATGACCCCTCTGGGGTGTCTATTCGTATGACCTTGCCCAGGTGGGTGCCGTTGAGTTGTTGCGCGGTGAGGGGCATCACGGTGATTAGTTTGACTCCGATGTCATTCATTGCAGTTCCTTTGGTATTGGTATGCGCGTGAATTGGGTGCAGACGCTGTCTCGTTGCAGGTTGAGTGCAGGCTTCCCGTCTGATCCGTATTGGAGGATGTGGCCGTAGAGGTTGTGCCCGTCTGTGTAGATGGGGTCTTCTGCCGTAAACATAAGCTTTGGCTGGTATGAGTCGCAGACGTGCAGGACCAGTTCGACGTCGGTGTTGTCCTTGGTGTCAATCTGGCGCATGGCTGTCAATGCTTCGAATGGAATCATGCATGGCATCATGCGATACCTCCATAGTGTGTATTGCCCTGCTCTCGTCTGCCTGTTGGGCTCTGAATGTTGTGGCGAGGCAGGGCAAGTGTGAAGTATGCTGTTGGGTTAGGTGTGCTCGTCCGGACGGTGCGGGTTCATTTAGGAGGCATGGCCGAGAGGTCGAAGGCGGCCGTCTGA